AAAAAATCAAAAAGAAAAAAATGAAAAACATAAAAGTTCAGGTTCCTGATAAACTGTTGAAACCTCTTTTTCAGAGTAAAAAAAAGCACTTAACTATTGCAGGTGGTAGAGCAGGTGGGAAGTCTGAGAGTACGGCTCAATACGCTATTATAACGGCGTTAGAGCATGAAGGAAATATACTCTGTACACGTTCAGTTCAGAATAGTATATCAGATTCTGTATATTCATTATTAGCTAGAAAAATCAACGAGTTAGGCTTAACTGACTTTTTTAAGGTAACTGATACTTATATACGCAGTAAAGTTACAGGAACAAGGTTTATCTTCCGGGGGTGTAATGCACTGTCGGACGAAAAAAGTGAAGCAGGTAAGGGGTTAGATGATGTAATCCTCTGTTGGTTTGAGGAGGCTCACACGGCGAAACAGAAAGATATTGATCTTATTATACCTAGTATCAGAAATGAAAAAGCTCGGTTCGTGTGGACTTATAATAGCAACAAGGAACCTTGTGTGGTTTCTGAGTATTTCGCAAGACATAGTCAAGCTGAAAAAATATATATTGACTATAAAGATAACCCGTTTCTTCCGAAACAGCTAATAATGGAAGCAGAGGAGCTGAAAAAAATCGACCCTGAAAAATATGCAGAGGTGTGGGAAGGAAAACCTATGCAAGATGTAGACAGGGCGGTCATAAAAGCGAAATGGATTAATGCGGCAATAAAACTATATCCGAAAGCGAAAAAAGAATTTTCGGACTGCTCCCCGGCATACGGGCTTGATGTAAGTGATGGTGGTGGTGATGAAAATGCATTGTGCAGGCGTCAAGGCAGCTTAATCACTGACTTAATTTCGTGGAGTGGTGGTGATGCTGATGATACTGCAAGAGAGGTCATAAGAGTTATAGAAAAAAATGCTAACCTTGTTTATGACCGTGTCGGAGTGGGCACTGCCGTTAAGTCGGAGTTAAAAAGATACAGTAATATCAACAGTATAGGCCATTCCAATGCTGATAAGGTTAAAAAGAAAAATAAAAAGTGGAAGAATACTGACGTGAAGCATAGAGAGATGTTCCGGAACTATGGAGCTCAATTATGGTGGGAGGTCAGAGACAGATTCCGCAATACTTATAAGCAGTTAAAGGGACTGGAGTTAAGACCAGATGACCTGTGTATATATATCAACCCTGAGATTGAGGAGATAGAAAAGTTAATCTTGCAACTCAAACAGATTAAGTATACCCCTGATAATAATGGAAAAATTAAGATTGAGAAAAAAGAGAAAAATCAGAAGTCACCTGATAAAGCTGATTCGCTTCACATGTCTTTTAGACAACCGAAGGTAAAAAAGCAAGTAATATAAACAGCTTGACGAAAAGAAAAAAGTAAGCTAACATAGAAAAGGAAATATTGGAGGTTCAATGTTCGGTCTCGGAAAAAAGAAAAAGAAAAAAGAGGATATATCTAAAAAATCATCATTGTTGAGCAGTGTTAATGCAAGCAATGACGGTTTTATCAGTTTTTATCAGGATTTACTGAGGCATGTATATCCTAAGCAGGCGTACTCAATTTATGGTCGGGTATCGACGGTTTATGATGCTGTAGAGAAAATATCTAATAAAGTTGCAGACTTAAAGCTACAACTAAAAGAATCGAATGAGATTATCAGGGAGCATGAAATTCTTAACCTGCTCACCCGTGGTGCAGTGACGAAAACAAAAATGTGGCGTGAGATAACAACTTCCGCTTTGCTAACTAGTGAGGTTTATTTAGTTTTACGGGGGCGGATTGATAAAGAGCCGTTACAGATTGAGGTTATAAGGCCGTATAATGTTGAGGGTGTAGCAAGTTATTCCGGGGAGAAACGGCCGCCGAAAATAAGAACTCTAAGTGCTAAAGATAACAGGGAATATCTCAGATATGAAGAAAATGATGGTTCTATAAGGTATTATGATAGTGGCAAGATGAATGAACTAGTTCCGATAGTTATTAACCAGAGAACTAACAGCTGGCGTGGTCTGTCACGGTTAAGTGTCTTAATTGATGAGGTTTTTCATATAGAGAGCGGCAACAAGCATAATAGTAATCTGTTAGATAAAGGCATGACCCCGAGTATAACACTTGCCGCAGATGGGGAAGAGATAGATGCGGAAGACATTGAAAGCATTAAAGAAAGTCTTGAGGAGAGACATTATGGTTATCAGAATGCCGGGAAACCGCTGATATTGCCCGTACCGTTGCGAAAAGTGGGAGAGACAAGAACTAATAAGGACATGGATTATATTCAGCTCGTAAACCTAGATGAGACAAGGATATATAGACTTTTTAATATTCCGTTGCCGCTAGTCAAAGATAAGACAATGACACAGAGCAATTACACGGCGGCAATTCCTTTTCTTTATATGGACGCAATAATTCCGACTTTTCAGGAAATTGCAGAAGAGTTTACACGGGCAATTATCCGAAATCGTTACGAATTAGATGATATGGAGTTGACTTATGACAAGTTTTCCATTCCGGCGTTAAAAAAAGATCAAGTTGATAAGATGGAGAAAATGACGAAAACAGGCACTTTAACCACGAACGAAATCAGAAAAGAAGGTGGTTATGAAAAAGTTAATGGTGGTGATGATATACTTGTCAATGCCGGCAAGATACCACTGGACGAAGCGACCGAGAAAGCTAAGAGTTTCGAGGGTTTAGATGAGTGAAGTGACACGGAAAAAGGCCGAAGCTGAAAGACTTTTTTATGGAAAACTTAAAAACTGGTATGATATTATCAAGCGGCGGGCAGTTAATGAAGCAAGTCCGTTGTATGAAGTCAGTGAAGGTGAAAAAAGCAAGTTAAGTCAGGTACTTAATGAGGGTTATGAAGCTGTTATAAGAAAAACCTATAAAGGCAACTTGCAGGAAAGAAAAAAACCAGAATTGCTTGAGCTGAAAAGGAAAATTAATGAAAGGTTTAAGACAGCGTATAAAAGAAAAACTGAATTACATGCCGATTACATAACAAGAAGCACTGAAAGACTAGTAAAAACAGTGTATTATGCTATAACAACAGATAAAGAAGGCGATAATGAATCTGGTGCAGTTACAGGGGCTGAGTTAAAAAAACGGTTAGAAAAGGTATTAAAAAGCAGGTTCAGAAATAAGGCAAGAATGGACGCTGTCACGGAAACTAACTGGAGTGCAGAATCTGCTAGAAATATAGCGGTTTTTCAGGTTGATGAGATGGTGTCGAAAAAAGTTAATAAAATTCTAACTTTATTGGAAAGAACGAAAAAAGAAAAGACACCAGAAGAGCAGGCAGAAGATGAGCAAGATGAGGAGTTGTTGTTGTTATTATTGCTAGCAAGATATTCAGAACGTTCCGAAACTACTGAAAAACTTGTCGAAACAGTGAAAGATGAGGTTGAAAAAGGTCGGTCGGTTCAAGAAGGGGTTAATACTGAAAAAATTAAGAAAAAAAAAGATGAGTATATACGAAAAAGAAAAAAAAGATGGAATACCGTCGGCGATTCTAAGGTGAGAATGACACACAGGATATTAAACGGCGTGAAGAAAGATATGAATGATTTTTTTATTTCTGGGGGGAGCAGGTTGCAATTTCCGGGTGATACCAGTATGGGGGCGGCGTTGTCAGAAATTGTTAATTGTCGATGCTGGTTAAGTTATATATAATTACAGGAATAATTAAGAGGAGAAAAAATGAAGTATGCACTACTGAAAAAAATCAATGAGTTCAGAACAGAGCGAAAACAGCTTAATGAGCGTGATATTATTGAGTTTTCCGGTTATGCGGCTGTTTTTAGCAATGAAGACAAGGGCGGTGATATTATCGTTCCCGGAGCTTTCAAGAAGAGCATAAAAGCTAAACTTCCTAAGGTGTTGTGGCAACATAACCCATGGGAGCCTGTCGGAGCAGTGACAGAGTGCAGAGAAGACGAAAAAGGCTTATATGTCAAGGGACAGTTGCCGTTGACGGATAGTCTTGTTTCAGGGCGACTTGTTCCGCAGTTGGAAGTAAACGGGCTTGACAGCCTCAGTATCGGTTATTGGCCGGAAGTTGTTGAGTATGATTTTGACAATGATGTCAGGTACTTGAAGGAGATTGATCTGCTTGAAATATCTTTCGTTACATTTCCGATGAACGAAAGGGCTAAAGTTGAACTTGAAAAATCCCTAAGAATTTCAAATGTTTATACTGATGATGATGCTGAAATGGTAAGTGAGGAGTACGAGTTTAACCACTGTGAAGCAGTCAAGAGAATGAGAGATAAAACAGAGCGAAAAGATATTGATGTCACTTTCTGTGATGTGATAGACGGTGAGATTAAGCAAGTTCCGAGGGCATTCATACAAGTTAAGGCAGGACTTAACGGTCTGAATGATATCTTTTCAGGCGTGACCGAAAAAGCTAAACAAGATAGCCGGTTGTATTTAGATAAAAAATCTGATACAATAAAAAGCATGAGTGATGATATAGAAAAGATGAACAGGAAAGAGCTTGAGATGTTACCGCTTTCTACTGTCAACAAGGCAGTTGAAAAAGGGAAAATAACTAAAAGTGCTGCTAAAGCCTTTACTTCTGCAATCGTGAACGGTGCTGAAGACGGTGAATCCGATAAAAAAGGCAATAAAGACAGTGACTTAAAGAAAGAAGAAATGGAAAAAATTACTAAAGAACTTGATGAATTTAAGAAAATTGGAGGAGAAAAATGAACGAAATTCTTGAGAAAATCAAAGAAGTTAAAGAAGAGCTAAACTCGAGTATAGCAAGCTATCAGGCGGCTTCAGAAAAAAACAACAAGGAGCTTGAAACTAACTTGCAGGAAAGAGTGGAAGAGCTGGTAGAGAAACAGTCAACCCTTGCAGATAAACTCGAAACAGCAGAAAAAGAACGAAAAGAGATTGAGCTTGCTATTTCCAGAACAGGCAACGACGGAAAAGGCAGTAAACACGGCTTTCAGAGCGAAAAAGAGCTTAAATCTGCTTTCAGGCAGTCTCTTTCAGGTAGACAGGTTCCGGGTGATGTTCAGACTCGGATAATGGCTGAAAATATCAAGCATTTTCTGCCACACCTTGATGATGAGGTGGCTGAACTGCAAGCTAAAACAATGCTCGTAGGTAGTTCACCTGACGGTGGCGTCGTATGTCCGGCAGAGCTCGCAAACCAAGTAAAAACAAGGATGTACGAGACTTCACCTATCAGGTCGGTTGCCAATGTCGTGGATACAATGAGCAAGGAGTATATTGTACCGTTCGAGGCGGCAGAAATGGCGGCCGGGTGGATCGCTGAAACTGGTGCAAGAAGTACAACCGATACTGTTAAGTTGGGAAGTGTGACTATCCCGACGCATGAAGGTTATGCAAGACCTGTGGTGTCATTACAGGTGCTGGAAGACAGCGCCATTAACCTTGATCGTTTTCTCGGTGTGAAGGTCGGAGAAAGACTGGCAAGGTTGCAGAACAATGCCTATATCACTGGTAACGGAGTCGGGAAACCACGTGGAATTCTTGACTATCCAGAGACCACCAGTAATTTTGAGTCCGGAAAATTGCAGACAGTTGACACGGCAGGAGCAAGTGTGGCGGCTGATGATCTTATCGGGATTCAGTCGGAACTTAACTCCGGGTACGACAATAACGCCAAGTTCTCGATGAGTAAGAAGTTTTTCGCAATTGTTGCGAAATTGAAAGATGATAATAATAACTATCTTATTAATCCACGGTTGCTCATGGAAGGAACAAGGCCGCAGGTTCTCGGGAAACCTGTTGTAATGTTTAACGATATGCCGAAAGATGAGACTTCTGGTGGCAAGGTAGTTGTATACGGCGATTTCCGTGAAGGGTATACGATTGTTGACCGTATCGGAATAACAGCGATAAGAGATCAGGTCACGGAACCCGGCTTCATGAAAATATACTTTCGCACAAGAACAGGCGGTGCAGTAAGCAATTATGAAGCACTGAAAGTTCTGAAAATGAAATAATCTAAGGATATAGGAGGTTTACAATGAACAGAGATAATCTTAATAACCATATTGAGAATCAGGAAATTCTTATAGCCGCCGCTACAGGTGGAAACACTGTAACGGGTCAGTCAATTGATGGAAAAGGCATGGAGGCTGTACACTTCGCACTTTCTGCTTTTGATGCGTCAGATAGCTACTCGGCTTATGAACAGAACGCAACTGATGAACTCAGGTTCGTTATTGAAGAGAGTGATGATGGTAGCTCGTGGAATGAGATTGACACTGACAGATATCTACCGACAAGAAAAGACTGGAGCACGGCGGCCAAAAGACTTGTTGAGGGTGCTTCAGAAGGTGCACAGCGTATAGGGTGCCTGACTGACAAGAGGTATGTCAGGATTAAGATAACCAGCACAACACTGAACGGGATCGTTAATCCTAACCTTGTGTATGCTGTTACAGCGGTCAAGACTGACAAGAACATTCCGTCATAAGCTAATAATAAAGGGGAGTTACAATGAGAATTAAAATGAAAAAAGACTTTCCTTGCCGGCTTGATGGAATTAATAAAACAGTTCTGAAAAAGGGAGCGGTCATTTCGGCCGCTCCTGAAATTGTTGACAGTTTGGTTCATTTCCACAAAGTAGCTGAAATTGTTGACAATAAACGGGACGTTGGAGCAAGTCTGAAGGAAAAACTTGAGAAAAAGAACAAGAAAAAAAAGACAAGAAAAAGCAGAAAAAGCAAAGGAAAATAAATGCTTATATATAGAACACCGTCAAGAATTGAAAAAGTTGACCCATTGCCGAGCTGGTTACCTGTAAGTATAGAGCAAGTTAAGTTAGCGGCGAGAATGGACACTATCAGCACAATGCTAGATGATGAGATTGTTGAGTTAATTGAGGTGGTTACTGACAGAGTTGAGAGTTTTACCGGGATTGCAGTCAGAAAAACTGCTTATCGGGCTTTTTATGATGGTTTCCCGGTAGTTATGCGAATAGTAAGAATGCCGTTAATTAATGGGACTCTTGAAGTAAGCAGGTATGATGAGGACACTGACAGTTATCAGATTATTGACCCTGATAAATATCAGGTGCGAAAACAGAAAAATAGCTTTGAGCTTATGTGCAGAAAGTCAAGATGGTTAATGCCGGGTGTCAACAACGATTTTCTTGTTGACAGTGTAAAGGTAGAGTTTTCAGCAGGTTATGAAGAAGGTGGTGAAGGCGAAGAACCTAATGAGAATGTACCTCCTTTAATACAGCGGGCAATAATTGCTAGTGTTGTTAGGTACTTAACCAGTCCGGAACCTTGCGGTGACGGAAAACTCCTGACGCTAGAGAGTAAGCGTATATTGACAAGGTATAGAAGTGGAGCAAGGTGGTTGTAATGTCTTTATATAAGCGAGTTAAAAAGCAGGGGTTATGTCCGAGAGACATGAACCATGAGGTTGAGTTATACCGGCGAGAGTTGAAAAGTGTGACTCCGGGTGATATGACTGCTGGCAGTGACTTTTCATTGATAGGACGGCTTTTCTGTGGCGTAGAGACAGTATCGATAACGCAAGGTGCGAAAGCTCAGAACAGATCAGGGGGTGTGCAGAAGGGGTATGAAGAAAATGCAACACACTTTTTTTATTTTCATTACTCTGACACGTTAAAAAAGCTGGAACCCTCTGAAATCTTTATAAAATTCCGGGGTGAATATTACAGGTGTCTGGGTTTTGAAAATCTGAACCAACTTAACAGAGTTATTATAATTAACGCAAGGTTGCGAGGTGATACAGAAAAGAATGAGGCCCGGACATGAAAGGCATGGAAACAGTTCTAATTATTAAGGATAGAGAAGCTAAAAGGGCGTTAAATGATTCACCTGATAAGTTTCTAAAAGGGGCTTTTCGGGCAATGAGAAAAATTGGTCGAAACAGGAGAGACTATATAAGAGAGTTATTACTATTACCGAAAAGTGGTAAGAAATATAGGAATTTACCCAATAGGTCAAGTGCTCCGGGGGAGGCTCCGGCTAATCAGTTCGGGAAGCTAAGGAAGTCAGCTACTTATACGGCGTATAGGTATGATTATCTTGCTTTCGGTGTTAAGGCTTATTATGGAAAATTTCTGGAGTACGGAACTGAGAAGATAAAGCCACGGCCGCATGTATTTACAGCAGGCGAAGACGGCCGAATTGAAGCAATCAATACAATAGAGCAGGAAGTCGGTAAGGAGTTGTTGTGATGATTAACATTTCTGATGTAGTTGCAAGGTTAATAACACGAATTCCGCTGCATACAGATATATTTTCCGAAGGTATTGGCGTTGATATTGACAGTTCTGAAGTGCTGGCAGACGGGAGAAC